TCACAGAACTATTTGATTTACATCCCAGCCAAACGTGCTAGGATCTATACCATGAATGCCACTACTAAGTACACCCGCGAGGAGCTCCTGAAGGCTCTGCGGAACAACAGGGTTGTCGTGACCTTTACCAAGGTCGATGGAACCAAGCGTGATCTGTTCTGTACGCTCAAGACCGATCTGATTCCTCAGGACAAGGCTCCGAAGAACGAGAAGCCGATCAAGGAAAACGACAACGTCATCAAGGTCTTCGCTCTCGATACCGCCAATGGCTGGCGTTCGTTCCGTGTTGACTCTGTCACCGGCATGACGATCATCGGCAACGAGTACGCCTAAGAATACCATGGCCGTCGAAGATATCCTCAAGAATGCCAAGAGGCGTACGAAGAAGGTACGCAAGCACATCCATGGTGTCAATGCTACGGATGAGCGTTACACTGGTGCTGAGCCGGTCTGGGACGATTGGAAGTCTTGGCCGAAGGAGAAGTTTGAGAAGGAGCGCAGTCGCGCTTTCAACTTCTACAACTACTACCTTTCAGCCAAGGAGACCAAGCCTAAAGTTCTTGAGTGGATGGAGTCCGACGGCTATTCTAAGCAAGACATCGCTGCTGTCCGTCGTGCACCTGACTATCTTCCCGGCATCACCGTTGGTACCCTCTGCACCTCAATGCTGAGGGGAATGCCATCACGCCATCCGGAGATGGATTACCATCCAGACGATATCTTCGTTCGTGACATCATCGAGAAGGTCATCGCGGAAGCAAAGAACATTGCGGACCCTGAGAAGGCCGTCAAAGAACCGGCAGTGTCTCCCATGGTATTCCTGAAGGACAAGACGACTCGGACCATCATCATGGACCTTGACGTGATGCTCGACCAGTGGTCCATGGATAACTCTCAGTCGACTCCTATCGACATCTATGCTCGTATGCAGGAGCACAAGCTTCCAGCAGCTTCCTGTAACCAGGTCGAGCAGTGGTTGACGCGGCATCGCGATGAGATGGGATGCGCACTGGATAAATCTGACGCCTATCTGGTCGAGGTCTATCAATACCTCACCAAAGAGCAACTGACCTCTAGGGTGAAGGCGTTCAATTCGATGCTGGCTGACCTGGATAAGTTCCGAAACGCAGCCAAGGCGACTCGTGCTCCTCGTGAGAAGAAGCCGGTATCTGCCACGAAGCAGATCTCGTCCCTCAAGTACTGCAAGGAGAATGCCGAGTTCAAGATTGCCTCGGTGAATCCTGTTCGGATCGTCGGAGCCTATCGTCTGCTGGCCTTCAATACGAAGTACCGTATCCTGCTGGATTACGTAGCCCAGAACGAGAAGGGTCTGTCCATCAAGGGTACTACCCTTCAGAACGTGGATGATCTGAGTACCCGTGCAATCCGTCTGCGCAAACCTGACGAGTTCCTGCCCATCGTGCTAAATAACACACCTAAGCAAATTGAGAAAGCCTGGTCAAACCTAACAACAAAAGAAAGCAAACCGAAGCCTAGGATCAACGGAGAAGTTGTTCTGCTTCGAGTATTCGAAACGCGTGGATGACATGACACTACTTCCAAACCTCTTGACGAGCGCCACTCTGGCTCATCTGGTCGAGAACCTCGTAAAGAAGGAAAAGCTGACCTACATCGAGGCCATCATCCATGTCTGCGACGAGCGCGGGATCGATCCTGCCGACGTCGCTCGCCTCGTGACTCCTGCCATTAAAGCCAAGCTCGAGTCCGAGGGCATGGCAGCAAACCTACTTCCTAAAACCAACACACTAGATTCATTCCTATGAGCACTACAGAAACACCTACATCCGGACTGGCACAAACGCCAGAGCTTTCGGCCGACTCGAGCGGCAACATCACCTATACCGCTCCGGCCAAGGCTATGGAGCGTCGCGCAATCAAGCGTGGACGGCATCCTGACGTCACTCCTGGTGCCTTTGGTGGCAAGCGCAAGGATAACGGCATTAACTATCGTACCAGCAGCCTGATTCGTGCCTTTCGATGAGCAAGACATATACCGTCTCTATTCCCGAGCTGCAGAAGCACGGACAATCTGCGGTAGAAGCTTTCATGGCTGCTGCCTATAATGACGGAGTCATCGACAAGAAACAACTAGAACGTCTTCAGAACAAGATCGTGATGGTTCAGACTCAGGATTCCTTCATTGACCGTTTTCAGAAGTTGATTGGATTCACTCAGCCTCCTGATGATCTAGGGGCAAACGTCATGTGGATCGTCTACACCAAAGATGAAAACTAAGCCATTCTTTTTCTATAACCATCGTTTCTTGACGTCAAACTTTGGGCTGATGATTCAAGGTTATCGCCAGCAGGGTAACCCTTGGAACGATGCTCAAGATGTCAAGGGTATCCAGATTCATCTCGGAACGTTTCTCTTTGAGGTCTTGATTCATATCGGAATCGAGCATTCACCCTCGGACTGCAAATTTAGCGAAAGCAACTGGCCACCTTGAAACCTTGGGAAGCCTATCAGATATATAGTGCATTGAAGCTGCACTTTGAGTCGGACACATACGACGCACTGAAGTACAACTTCCGTACCTCTGCATCGCAGAGCTCGTTCCTTAAAAGAAAAGACCGGTTCTACTTTGCCAAGCTGGCGAAGAAGTATCCGGATCGACAGACTTTGGTTGACTTCCTGGTGGCAAACTTCTCTTCGGGGAAGGACTTCTGGGCAGGCAACCTCCTCGACACCGAGGCTGAGAAACGGTACGCGGAATGGATCCGGAAACGTGATTCGTTTGGCTACCACTTCAGCAACCAGGTCGATTACTTGCTCAACTATTGTCAGGATCACTCGCTTTGCTTTGACGATCTTTTTGTCATCAAGGGTGATCAGTGTTATCCTGCCATCGTTGAGCTTTACTTCGCAGGTGAGATCTCATTGGAGACCGTCACGGTATTTGATGAGATGCTTGGATTCATGAAGAACCAATCCATTACGGAGACGATCTTCTGGCCGGGATTCTCCAAGAACCTGTTCAAGTACAGGCCATTCCTTCGACAGGTCGTAGATATGAAAAAGTGCAAACAAATCACACTTTCGAGGTTTACAACCGTCAAGGACTAGTTAGGATACACAACGCAATACGCAACCATACAACGCATACACAACATGTCATTCGAACAAATGAAGAAGAACCGGCAAGCAACCATGTCAAACATGCTTGCCCAGGCGCAGAAGGCCTCAGCTGGCCAAGAGAAGAAGTCGTACGACGACGATCGCTTCTGGCAGCCACAAGTCGACAAGGCCGGTAACGGCTACGCCGTCATTCGCTTCCTCCCGGCTGCTCAGGGAGAAGAGCTTCCGTGGATCCGCTACTGGGATCACGGCTTCAAGGGCCCGACGGGTCGCTGGTACATCGAGAACTCCCTGACGACCATCGGTCAGAAGGATCCGGTCTCTGACCTCAACTCGAAACTCTGGAATACGGGCCGCGAAGAGGACAAGGAGATGGTACGTGCTCGTAAGCGCCGTCTCCACTACGTGGCCAACATCCTGATCATCTCTGATCCGGCCAATCCGGCCAATGATGGTCAAGTCAAGCTGTTCAAGTTCGGCAAGAAGATCTTTGACAAGATTCTTGACGTGATGCAGCCTGCCTTCCAGGATGAGAAGCCGGTCAACCCGTTCGACTTTTGGGAGGGTGCCGACTTCAAGCTGAAGATCCGCAATGTCGAGGGCTATCGTAACTACGACAAGTCCGAGTTCGCTTCGCCGACTCCTCTCTTTGGAGGTGACGAGAAGAAGCTGGAATCGGTCTATGCGAAGCTGCACTCCCTCCAGGAGTTCCTGGACCCGAAGAACTTCAAGTCCTATGCTGAACTCGAGCGCAAGCTCAAGGAAGTTCTGGGTGAGGCTGGTCAGGTCCTGACGACCGCCGAGCAGACTGATCTGGACGAGAAGACTGAGGCACCGGCTCCCCGTGCTGCTACAGCCCTTCCGCCTCGTTCAGCTCCAGCCAAGCAGGCCGAGTCCGCTGACGGCGAAGATGAGGACACTCTGTCCTACTTCGCCAAGCTGGCCAAGGAAGACTAATCTGAACTGAAAGGTTCTTCACCGAGGATGTACCGATTTGGTACATCCTTTTTAGTATCCAAACCTCATCATAAACACGCCGGAAGTTCTGTCAGGAATCTCGGATCCTGAGACTGCGGCTGTCTGGTTATTGTTGATGATATTTGTTCGACTTGAGGCATCCACAACATTCGATCCACCGGCAGCAAGTGCAGCTTCATCCCTTGCTGCCTGGGTCTGTGTTGACATTGCAGAGAGCTGCTGTCCATCTGCTCTCTGAGCGTTAGATACCATACGCTCTCTAGGCGCCAGCTGTTGTTTGAACTCCGGCAAAAATCCAGGAGTGTATATAGGTTCAGGTGTTTTAGAAACAGTCGAAGTAGGAGCTGCGGCAGGAGAAGCTCCAGATCCACCTCCGGAGGACTTTAGACCAAGCAGATCGAGTACCTTTTCAGTTAGGTTAAATCCAACAAGCTTTGCTACTCCATTCAGCGGGAACAGCAAAGTTTTGACGATGCCAGCAATCATCTTCAAAAACAGAGTCTTGAAATCTACTTCTCCAGTAAACAGACCCTTGATAGAATCTACAATTTCTCCAAGACCGGAGAACATATCCATGAAATTAGATTTAATGTTTTCCGCGATATTTCTGATGCCGTCGGCGATCCAATCCCACGCTCCTCCTAGTACGTCGACTGCTTTGCCAACGATCTTCGGCACGATATCGGAGAAGAATTTAGGTATCGTTATGAGTATAAACTCGAAGAATCCTTCAAATAGAAGTTGTCCTTGCTTGACAAATTCAGTAAAAAAGTCCTTAAATGATATTGCATCTAACTCTTTCTCAAGTTCGGTAAATCCTAGCTTTCCTGCAATCCATGAGATAAGAGACTTTGGGATGTCTACGATCCATCCTACTAGTCCGTTCACAAGTCCGATCATTCCGGCCTGAAATTTTTTACCAAAGGATCCCTCCTTTTCACTGTAGTCCTTGAAGAAGTCCCAGATTCCCATCACGATCGTCAATGGCA